GTTCCAGCACCTGCGTTTGACATAGGAGAACCTCCCCACGAACCGCCACCGCCAGAACCACCATTAGCTCCAGCAGTTCCCGATCCGCTAAGAGTAGAACCTCCGCCACCTCCGCCTATAGATGTAATTGAACTAAAGACTGAATTTGCACCGTTTGCGCCTACAGTACTTGCGTTACCTCCACCAGCACCACCTGCTCCAACTGTGCAGGTGTAACTTCCTGTACCCAAGGTAAGACTAGTTTCGCTTGATGCTCCACCTCCAGATGCTTCGTTATTAAAAGATGCTCGATAACCTCCAGCACCACCTCCACCTGCATAACCACCACCACCTGCTCCTCCAGCAATCACGAGATAGCTAACCGCAGTTGAACCTTTAACAACGGCAAACGTACCACTACCTGTAAATGTGTGGACAATATTCAACCCAGCACCTGTAATGGTGTTACCACCTGTGGCAAAGAAGTCCCCACCAAAGAGACTAGAGCCACCCTGCATTGAGTAGATAGAAGCGAACATTATTGGAGAGCTTTCACTGTCAAAAGGGAAAATCCGTTTGCTTTAGTTAGATAGAAAAAGAAATCATCTCCGTTAGTTGTGCTAATGTCATCACCATCGACCAATGTGAAACCAGACGTTGTGATTGTTCCAGCACTAGCGTTGTTGGTGTATTGAATTATTACTGCACAATCATCGACTGTTGGAGCTAATGTGTGCGCTCCTCCATTGACAGCTTTTTGTATGTTGCCGTCATCTTGGTCAGGTGTGTAAGTTCCTGAAGATTTAGTTCCAGCATCGTGTACCGTTGTGGAAAAACCAGCAGTAAGATTGTCTGCGGTATCAGCTTTTAAGGTGTCTGCATCAAAAGCCTGTACGTCAGACCCTATTGCTACGCCAATAGAAGTCCTAAGAGTAGCTCCACTTTCTGCAACTGGATCAGTTGTACCGTCACCAACGATCATCTCACCGTCACCTAGTACAGCCATTGCTGTAATAGCTCCTGTACCTGATCCTAACAAAACTCCACCATCAGTTAAACTAGATGCACCTGTACCACCGTCTGCTACAACTAGATCAGTAATACCTGTTATTGATCCTCCTGAAATACTTACGGAGTCAGAAGCTTGAGTAGCAATAGACCCAAGACCTATAGAGGTACGCAGTGTAGCTCCACTCTCAGCTACCGGGTCTGTTGTACCATCTCCTACGATCATTTGACCATCAGATAACACACCCATAGCAGTTACAGCACCTGTACCAGAACCTAATAGCACACCACCGTCTGTCAGTGAAGTAGCACCTGTACCCCCTTTGGAAACAGGTATGGTTCCTGTGCTTACAGTAACTGATCCCGTGGATGCACTTACAGCTAATGGACTATCTGCTGATATAGAAGCAACACCAGCTAAGGCAGATGCCAAGGTTGATTTTCTTACTTTGTGGGTTGTACCTGCACTAACATCTACTACAGCAAGAACATCGTCATCCGCAAGATTTATTTCAGATAATTCTGAAAGAGCAGTTATCTTTTTATTAGTAGCCAAGTGAACCTCCCCGTGTTAGCCTTCTAGCCAAGTTACATTAACTGTAGCTGTACCTGATGCAGTTATTGCTGCTATTTTATCACCTTCAACTACTGTAAAAATCTCTGGGCCACCTGCGTTTAGTTGTACTCCAGCAGCTACAGTTGCTGTAGGTGTAGCTCCTTGACCACCTTTGACTGCCACGTAAGCTAATCCAGTTACAGATATTCTTACTTTAGTTACTTGTGCAGGACACGCACCTGATCTGGTAGCTCCTGAAGTTGTAGTTGCTGCTAGGTTCTCGCTTGAATTTACTCTGTAGTAACTATTTTGTCTTGCCATGTTTAACTCCTATGCCTTTACATTTCTTTGAGAAGACATCTCGTATCCAAGCTCTACACCTTTTAACTTGATCTCTTCTTTTTTGAGGTTAATGTTATTTTCTAGTTCTAATCTTTCTAACTCTAGTTTACCAGCTTTTATTTGTAGTTCGTTAGCTTTTATTTCTGCTTCCATTCTAGAAGTCTCAGCTTCCATGATCATAGCTTGTCCCTGTGCTTGTGCAAGCTGTTCTTGTGGACTTGGCTGAGGTTCTACTGGCTGAGGTGGTGTAATATACTGATCAGTATCTTTTATACCCATCTCTGCACCAATTTCTTTAGCTAAGTTATATATGTTATCCGGTGAAACTATGTTTTGTGTTTGCTGTGCAATCTTTTCTATAAGACCTGCATAACTAGATAAATTATTAAGCCTAACATCCTGATCTCCATATCCTAAACCAACTTCTACGGTTACATCTAAGTCTTCTATCCAACTTGATGGGTCAACCTCATAGTAGCTGTTGTTTAATCTCATTACCTTTTTACCATCTTCATACCTTTGTATAAGGTTGTAGATAGCTTTGAACATACTTTTAACACCTGTTTCAGCAAAGATTCTAGCTATAAGTTCTACTCTGCCTTGTGCGTTACTAAGAGCACCTTGTACAGCACCTTGAGTTACGTGTGACTTTAGAATGTCAGCAGGTAGCCCCTGTGTAGCAGGATTTACGCCTGTACGCCCGGATTTTAATTTGTCCCAGTAGTCTAACATCTCAAAACTGTACTGCTGCAAGGCAGGTGTTTGTATAGGCTGTAGAGCATTAGGTGATCTGGTACGCACAACTCCACCGGGACGGTTGGTTAACAAGTCGTCTATGTTAACTTGACCTTCTACTATCTGGAATCGTCCGTTGTTAGCAAGGTACATATTATCCAAGAGGTTCCTTGTAAGTGTACTGCGTACTAACTGTATGTCTTGTACTGTCTCTGCTACCGATAGACCATAGAACTTGTGTGGAATCGGAATAGGACAGATAGAGCTAAATGGTATGGTATCTACTGGCTCTTTCTCTAAGATTTCATTACCAGCGTGTATCACTTTGTAGAGTACACCTACACCATTGTCCTCCATGTCTAGTCTGGTGTACGACTCGAATACTTCAACTGTGTCTTCAGACTTGGACATAGAGCCTATGTCTGTTACGTTTGTGTTGTCGTAAGCGTGTCTAGCCATGTACTCTTGGCTTGTGGTAATACCGTCTGCACTTGATCCAGAACCTGCTAAGTTTTCTACTATATCTTCATCAAACCCCATTTCTATAAGTTCGCCACGGGTCTTGTGCGATCTGTGACAAACAAACCTGAAATCTTCTAGGCTTTTAGCTCCACGATTTATCAGAAATTCTTCTGGTGGTACATTTTCTATGCTTACTTTACCACTTATCTTTGTGCGCGAAAATATAGCATCATGGCTTATTTCTTCTACTTCTACCATCTCCCCTGTCTGTGGATCAGGTATCTCTATTACTTTTATGTCTTCTGTGTGTTCTACTATCTCTAGTTCTTCGTCCTGCTGTAACAGGCTAAACTCTTGTTCTGTCAGCTTCTCGTAGGACTCTGTGGTTGTCTTCTCTACGTCTTCCCAGTAGTGTTTTACGATGCCTACTTTTTGTAAGAGAGCATCAAAGAAGAAGTTGTACAGTATGTCAAAACCATTGTTCTGTTTGTAGAACACATGGTTCACATAGTTCGTAGCCTGTTCTGCTACTTGCACGTCCTCTGGGCCATGTGGTGCAAAACGTACAACGTCTTTACCACTTGTAAAGATACGCATCAAGCTAGGCATCATCCACATTATTGTATCTTGAACGTCCGTGACAACTACCTGAGATCGTCCGTCTTCTTCGTTACCAAATGGTTCACCGTAGAAGTACTCTATTGCTGTCTCTCTCTGGGTACTTACTTCAGAGTCTATAAAAGAAGAACTCTCCTCTACCTCACTATCTACAATAGAAAGGACTTGCTCGTCAGATAATTTAGACATACACTACTTCCCTTTTTTACTCTTCTTCTTAGGTTTACTGTATTTCGTGTATTTTGTCATTATACTATACCCCTATGGTTATACTCAATTTTAGCATCAAAGTTGTACTTCTTGTAAACGGTGTTACTCGTCATTTTCTCTCCGAACCGTTCTACGGAAAGAGCAGCATACCTCATTGATGAGATTAGGTCATCTTTGATTGCAACCACTTTCCCATTTTTTCTATGGTACAACCTAAGTTCCTCAAGAGTTTCCTGACAGGACTCAAAAATTTGTAGACGGCCTGTTTCAAACCTTTGTAGCATTTCGCTGATACCAGCTTCAACTGAATTATTACCATTTATTTTCCCTTCTGCTGGTGGATTAGAAAAGTGCTCAGGGAGCATATAGACCCCCAAGTCTCTGTATTGCTGTGCTAACTGTATTCCAGAACCTTTATCGTGTTGTAAACCATCGTGAGGAAAAGCTACCGGGATACCCCTAGACCTAGAGTTCAACGCTGCTGCGTGTGTTATAGGTGTTTCCTTGCTTCTCCTGTATTCATCGTAGACGTATATTATATCGTTATCTGGATCAAGTGCTACCCAACTGAGTGCCGTGGGGTGATCATATCCAAAATCTATACCAGCTAAGACAAGATAGTGTTTAGGTATCTCAAAGTCTTCGCAAGTGATGTCCTCTTCTGATACAGGAAAGATCAAACCTGAGCCAAATACAGGTATACCTTTTGATCTCATATCCCTCTCAGCAGGGCTATAAACTGACAATAACTGTTCCTTGGTAGCTGGGTCTAAGTGATCCACATCGTCCCAAGTAGCAGTTATTAGAGATTGACCCGGTTTCAGTTCGTTTAAAAAAGAACTTACTACCTGAGTCATCCCTTTTTCCGGGGTAAACGTCATATAGACAATACCCCCTGTGTCTGCTGTTCTGGTTATACACTGACTGAAGATTTCCTGTTTAGGTTCCTCATCAAGCCAGACAACATCCACGGCCTCGCCCATGAACTTCTCGAACCCCTGTTCATAGGCTTTAAAACTTATGCTGGAGTTACCCCCTGACTTGTGTTTGACAAGTGCAGAACTAAAGGCGTTGGGTACTCCGGGTTTACGTACTGTGTTTACTATGTGTTCTTTGGGTACTGCACCGTGTCCTAACTTGGTAGGGTCTTGTGGTACTCCAAATAATTCTCTTTGTATAATATCTCTGGTGGTATCGTTACTCTCACCTGCTGCCCAAACTCTTACCGGGTGGTCAAATGTTTTACCCTCCCACCACTTAGGATACACCCCTGTCATGTGGTAGCTTGTTTCTGCTGCTCCACAGAATGTTTTCCCCACCCTGTTAGCTGCCATCAGAATACGTTGTGCGCTTCCCTTGCCCTCAGAGTGAAACTTCTTTTGGTAGTCGTAGGACTCATAATTTTTAATTCTGTTTTCTTCTATCCTACGTTGTTTCTCTTTGAGAAGCTCTAAGACTTTACCTCTGTCCAACTATTTTACTTCCTTTGGAAACTTTACCACGTTGTCTTTTACCAGCTTCTGTATCTGCTTGTCTATCTCTTCGTCTGTAAGCTCTATGACATCTTTCAAAGTGGTTTCTTGCTTCTGTACAGCATCGTATCCTGCTCTGCTGAGGATGTCCCTAGCTGCGTTTAGTCTCACTGTGTCCGACTCTGAACCAAGTAGTTCTTCTAGTACCCCTAGAGCAGTGGTAGCTGTTTCAGATACCTTCTCCTTGATCCTAGCTTCTATGTGTGTCCAAAGGTATCTTTGTGTTCTGTTTGCACGGTGTTTAAATACACCCTTGTTCTTCCCCGTGTACCCAGCTTTCTCGTAGGCTAAGACAACATCCATCTTGTCATCTACGAGGTATTGTACAAATTGTTGCTCACGTTTGGTAAGCTTTTTATCTATTGTCTTTGGATTCTTGTAGTCTTCGAAACGCATGGGGTACTCCTATGTTAACTAAATTATATCATAGTGTAGCACTAAAGTCAATAGCGTATTTTAAAATACCCCAAAAAATGTGGACAGACAACAATTAACATTATGCTACACCACGGGGGGGTCTGCTGTTACATATATATCACACATTGTACCAGTTTGTGTCCAGATTGCAACAATGTGTTGCATTTATGGTACACATAGTCCCGTGTTTCATGTGTAACAGTATTGGTAAGCTATTGATTACAATGTGTTTACATTGTGGTACAGTGTGGTTTAAAAAATCTAGGTGTTAGCATGTGTGTTCAATAGATATACATTTGATTGATATATTTAATTTATTAATGGTATTATTTACAATATACGCTGTACGCTGTTTTAAGCTTGTTACAATCGTTTTATTAGTTGGCTAGTATGTTAGTATATAAATGTATTAAACACGTGCTAAGAAGTTCTTAAAACGCTAATATTGATATAAACTGTATCAAAAGAGCAGCGCATTGTATGAGACAAAAAAAAACCCAACGCTGTTACACATCGGGTTTTAATTTGAGTTTGTTTAATTGTTAGGACATTAGTCTTTCGTGATAGTTAACTAGATAACCTCCCATGCCTATCATTGCAGAAAACAAAGGCTTTCCATCGATCATCCAAGGCTTGCCTTTGTACATGATTTTATAAATACCGTTTGGTTTCTCGATGACATATCCGGCTTTACGCAATTCTTTAATAGTTTCTTGAGTTTCTTTTTTAGTCCACATATGTACTGACATTAGTATTCTCCTTTAGGTTTGTTTAATCTCGACTGAATCAAAAACGGTATTTTTTTCTTTTGCTACTTCTTTAAACCTAGAAATACTGTTTTGTTCATGCATATCAAGACTATGTTGATTCTCGAAAATATGAATTTCTAGTATTTTATTATCAATATCATAAGCAATTACTTTAATCATTTTATATTCCCTTTATTTTTAAAGTTTCTGCATCAGTAGTGTACTATTTTTTTTAAAAGAATGTCAAACAAAAAGATGCAAGGTGCTAAATTAATAACACCTTGCCAAGTTTGGGAGAATAAACTCTAATGTTTTTTGTATGATACATTCTTAACAGTAGTATCCCAACAAGCGCGACAAGTACCACAATTATTTTCACGGGTATAAGCTTTACATTCTTTGCCTATTGGTTCGTGGTCTTTTGTGTGTACGGTACTCGTACAAATGTTATCAAAAGAAAAACTTTTATTATAAAATCCGTAATCACTTTGAAAATTACGTAAATAATTAGGTTTACCGTTTACTTTTGTACCAGAAATACGAACGCATAAATTTTTAGGTATTGCATAAACATTTATATATTTACGCTCTTGTGTTGGCAACCAATGCTTTATATTCGGTGTACGCTCACAAACAAGACAAATTGCTTTGAACATTTGTTCACTTTGTAAGTCACCAGCGTCAAACCAGCGATGATAATAAACATTAGTCTTTTTAGCTTGTCTCTCAATTTGAAATACCATTGCAGAAACCCACGTAAACAATTTGTCTTCTGACAATGCCTTGTTGTACTTTGCTAGGTTTAACTTGTAACCCATGTCAACCGATGGACGAAGCTTTTGCAATTTGCGTGCATAGCAACTGTTGCAACTTGTGCCTTTTATCTTAGCCAATTTAGAACCCGTTTGACACGCAAACGCATCAATTGAAAATGTGGTTCCGGGCATCTTAGTATTACCGTTTGAGATTTTACCGAACTCTATTGCGTCTTTTACTAGCATCTTATTCCCCTAACCATTGATTAAAACTTTTAATTTGTTTTGTTTGTACATCAAACCCAACACATGAAACATAAGTTGCATATCGATCTTTTAACAATGTCGGTGCATCTTTATTAGTACTATGT